ATTTCAGATGATAAAACCCTATTGGGAACTGTTACATCTGAAGATGCTGAATTTGCTGATGGTGAATTTGGTGTCTATACTACATCCCAACTCAAAAATCTATTAGGTGTGTTGGATGCTAATATCAATGTAACTGCGGGAAGTGCAGCATTGGAGTTCTCCGATAATTCAACTACGGTGAACTATATGATGGCTGACCTATCAGTTATTCCTGCTGTGCCGGATATCAAACAGGTGCCTGATTTTGAATCTGAAATCACTTTGAGTGATGAATTTATTAGTAGGTTCATCAAATCAAAAGGTGCTTTGAACGAATCCGATACTTTTACCTTCCAATGTAAAGATGGTAAGGGTGAGATTATTTTGGGGTATTCAAAGATTAACTCAAATAGAATTTCTATTAAGGTTGATTGTACTTGCACCAAAGATTCGGTTGGGCCTATTTCATTTTCTGCAAAGTATTTGAAAGAAATCCTAAATGCGAACCGGGCTCCAAAAGCAGCTAATCTAAAAATCGCAACTGCGGGGTTGGCACAATGTACATTTGAGAGTGAAGGTTTTAAATCAGAATACTTTTTAGTTGAAGTGAAATAATATGTTTTGGGATACTGAACCAGCGAAGCCTGAATTCAACTACGATGTTGAAAAGAAGAAGTTCATTGATAATTTGAACTATCTATCTTCAATGTCAGTTGAAGAGCAGACTTTATATAAAAAGTGGCAAGAATGGAATGGTGACCTTAAAAACACCATGCCCAAAAAGGCAACCATCGCTACCCACTATGATTCACTTTGGTTTCCAACGGATATTTACAACAAAGAACTAACGATAAAAGAAATTGAATCATTAGAACCTTATGTAGAAATCGTTGATGATAATCCAAAAGAATCTACTCGCTGGACAGAAGTCCGAAAACTAATCCATACAATGGAGTTTGTTGCTAATCCTGGCCGAAATGTAAAGATATGGATAAAGGATAGAGTTAGCGGTAAAGTTTTAGGACAGGTTTCATTGGGTTCTGATATTACATCTTTGGGTGTAAGAGATTCCTACATTGGGTGGAGTAAGGATAATAAGTTTAAGCAGGGGAAGTTAAACAATACGAGTATCGCAACTACGATTGTTTCTACACAACCTTTTGGTTACAACTTTTTAGGTGGTAAGTTAATTGCCGCACTTGCTACATCACCAATTGTTAGGAATTATTGGAAAAAGAAGTATGATGATGTTTTGGTAGCATTAGGAACGACTTCGTTGTATGGAATTCACTCTCAATATAATGGTATTCCGCATTTTAAAACTTTGGGAGAAAGTAAGGGTAAGATTAGTACTAAGCCCGATGATAGTGTGTATGACCCGTGGCATCAATGGTTGAAAGAAAACCATTCAGATTGGTATAAGAGGGAGATAACCGAAGAGAGGGAGAGGAATGGTGCGAATATGGGTTACGAAAGAAACGGGCCTGTTAGTGGGATAAAACAAAAAATCATACATCAAATCTATAGAGAGCTTGGTATCAAATCTGATACTTACGATCACGGATTCAAACGGGGGGTGTATCTTGCACCATTCTACGAAAATGGTAACGAATTTCTGAAGGGGGAAATAGAAGAAGATAAGTTGGTTATGAAGGATAAGTTTGTTAAAGGTGATGAATATACTATAAATTGGTGGAAACCTAAAGCAATTCGCAGATACACCACCCTGTTTGATGAAGGGAGAATTAAACCCGAAGCACTTTTTTATGTAGATATCATAGGAATGAGCTGGGAACAAGCAAAAGAAACATATTTAAAAGAAGTAGGAAGATGAGTAACAGTGAAAATAGCTTATGGGTAGAACGGTATAGGCCGTCTGGACTTGAAGGGTATGTTGGTAATGAACATATCATACAAAAAGTTAATATTTATATAGAAAACAACGATGTCCCACACTTGTTACTACATGGTGAGGCAGGGACTGGTAAAACCACATTAGCAAAAATTATAGTAAATGCTATTGATTGTGATTATCTTTATATCAACGCATCCGATGAAAGGGGTATTGATACTTTAAGAGAGAAAATCAGAGGATTTGCAGCATCGGTTGGATTTCGGACTTGGAAAGTAGTAATATTGGATGAATCAGATTACCTAACAAGAGATGCACAAGCAGCTCTTCGTAATCTAATGGAAACATTTAGTAAAAGTACGAGGTTTATATTGACTTGTAATTATCCTGAAAAGGTTATTGACCCAATTCAAAGTAGATGTCAAACATTTGAAATTATACCACCAACTAAAAAAGATGTGGCTAAAAGGTTGAATGATATCTTAATTAATGAGGGTATTCAATTTGAAATGCAAGACCTTGCGGTTATTGTTAATAGTGGATACCCCGATATTCGCAGGGTAATAAACGCTGCACAACGGCAGGTTATTAATGGTAGGTTGGTTATTGATAAACAATCTAGCATTGAATCAACCTATTCCGAAAAAATTGTGGATATCTTAAAAAGTGGAGTAGATACCAAAAGTAAGTTTACTCAGATTCGTCAAATATTGGCAGATTCAAAAGTAAGAGATTATACAAAGTTGTATTCAACCCTATATGAAAGGGTGGATGAGTATGCGGGAAATAAGGTTGGAACTACAATTGTTAATATAGCCGAAGCGCAATATAAGGATTCGTTGGTGGTGGATAAAGAAATAAATGTAATGGCAATGTTTGTAAATATTTTAATGTAAATAAAGGATAAAAATGGCAAAATTAGTAGATTTTAAAGGGGGAGCACCCCAACAACCTGAACAACCGATTCAGTTCAATGTAGACCCGATGAAGCTTCAAACAGTTACTTGTCCAAATTGTGATAGTATCTTTTTTGAAGAAAAAATGATGTTCAAAGAACTACCTGCAATTCAATCTCCAAATGGGAAAGCATCAATGATTCCTATCCCAGTGGTAGTTTGTAATGAGTGTGGAACTGTTCATCCAAAATTTGTACCAAAAGGTTTATTCGATGCCCCCGAAGAAAAAAAGTGATAGTTCTGAAGGAACGATAAAAGCTAAAACTCTTTTTGACCATTTGAGTGGTTTGAAAGAAAACAAAACGAAATGGGAATCCCTTTCGGATGTTGATAAAAAATCGTTTTCGGTTTATCTTATCAATCGTTATTTGAGTATGAATTTTGAATTCATTGATTTAGTAAATGAAGTTCAAAGATTCACCAATGGTCAAATGGGTGCTAGGGAGGTATATAAGGTATATTATGATTTTTTACCAAAGAAAAAAACTTTTGATAAATACATAAAAAAATCTGGCGGAAATGTTGTTTCTGAAGAAATTATTTCGTATATTTGTAAGTACTTTGAGGTCTCAAGCAGAGAAGCTGATGATTATTTAGAGATATTATCAGAGGATGAGGTTAGAAGTATTATAAAAAAGTATGGAGTTAAAGATTCTCAAATTGATAAAATGTATAAAGATGCAGCAAAGTAAAGAAATGGTAAACCACCCCAATCATTATGGTGGGGTAGATAATCCTTATGAGGCAATTAAGGTTATAGAAGCATGGGATTTAGATTTTCATTTGGGTAATACAGTCAAATACATATCCCGTGCCGGAAAAAAGCATCAAGATAAAGAATTGGAAGATTTATTAAAAGCAAAGTGGTATTTAGATAGAAAAATTCAAAACTTACAAAATGGAAAATAACATATTAGATGATGTTTATGATGGTATGATTGTATTGGATGGATTTGATGATTGTATTTTAGGTAGGGTTGAGCAGGCAGGTAGTGATACAAAAATACTCTATTCAATTAAAGCCATTCTATCAAAACTTATGGAGAGGGATGGTATGAGTTATGAAGAGGCCTATGAGTTTTATGAATACAATATTTTAGGTTTGCATGGACAAGAACCATTCCCAGCTTTTTTGATTGATTATGAAAAATAGTTTTAATAGTATACTTGATTTTACAACCCCAACGGAGTCTCCAGGCGATGTGAAGGTTTCTTACTCTCAGTTCACAATGTGGGTTAATTGTCCTAAAAAATGGAAATTAACCTATATGGATGGACATAAAGAGGATGAGCCTTCTATTCACCTGCTGTTTGGGACAAGTATGCATGAAACTATTCAGGAGTGGTTAAAAACACTTTTTACAAAATCTCCATTAGAATCCGATGAAATGGATTTGGGGGCTTTGTTAAGAGATACAATGGCTCGGGAGTATAAATCTCTTTTAGAAAATAGACCTGATTTAAAAGAGTGGATTACAAAATCTCAAATGAATGAGTTTTATTTGGATGGGATAGAAATACTGAATGAGCTAAAGAAAAGTAGGGCAGAGTTATTTTCAACCAGAAAGTGGAAGTTATTTGGTATTGAAACAAAGTTGTACCAACCCATAGTGAAGGGTATGGAAAACATAAAAATGATTAGTTACTTAGATTTGGTTTTTGAAGAAATTGAGACGGGTAACATTTTGATTGTTGATATCAAAACATCCACCAATGGTTGGAATAGTTATCAGAAAGCAGATGAAACAAAAACTGCACAGCTTATTTTATACAAACACTTTTTCTCACAACAATTTGGGATTGAATACAAAAAGATTGATGTAAAATATTTAATCTTGAAAAGAAAGTTGAATGAGGCGATGATGTATAATGTAACCCGATTACAAAAGTTTTCACCAACAAATGGAGGTAGAACTATAAAGAAAACTCTCAAAATGTTTGAGGACTTTGTAAAAGAGGGATTCAACAAAGATGGTTCTCATAGGGTTGATAACAATTTCCCAGCAACTGCTGGATTTAATAATAAGCAATGTAAGTTTTGTCCTTTTAAAAGTAGATACGATTTATGCCCAAAAACTGATAGAATTAAAACCGATTTTTTATTGAGTATTTATCGTAGAAAAGATGAAAGTAACACAGAGATTTTACAGGAGCAAGATTATGATCAGGGTAGCATTAATTGGTAGTGAACGATATGAAAACCGAATGGAAATCAAAGATTTGGTTTTTAAGTTAAAGAATTTATATGGTGATAACCTAATACTGATTTCAAGAGGTAATCAGAATGGTGTTGAAAAGTGGGTTAAGAAATGGGCATTGGAAATGGGTGTTAAGTATATTGAATACAACTTAGCATCCACTCCAATGAACCTATACAGCGGAATGACCGAATCGTATTATGAAAAACCTTATCACGCAACACAAAAACTGCATCAATATGAGTTGATTGCTAGGAACGCAGATAAGATTCTATATTTTGGAGAAATATCACATGGGGAATTATCCCATTTCAAAAAAATGTTGAAAATAACTGGTTCAAAAGTAACTTTTATTGGGTAGAAAACAATATTTATAATAAAGTTAGTTACGAAAATTTATGGAATTAAAATTACCAAAGCTTAGGAAAATAGACCCTAACAAACCAAAGAAAAAGAAGATACTCCTTCTTTCAGATGATTTAAGATTATTTAGTGGAATAGCAACTCAATCAAAAGAGTTTGTTCTAAAAACCCTACACAAATACGATTGGGTTCAATTAGGTGCTGCATTAAATCACCCAGAAAACGGAAAGGTTTTGGATGTATCGCAGGATGCTGCAAAAGAAACTGGTGTTGAGGATGCATATCTAAAAATATACTGCACCAATGGATATGGAAATCCTGATATTGTTCGTCAATTGATAAATGTGGAAAGGCCTGATGCTATTCTACACTTTACCGACCCAAGATATTGGATATGGTTGTATCAGATGGAGCATGAAATCAGGCAGATGATTCCAATATTTTATTATAATATTTGGGATGATTTACCCGACCCATTGTGGAATTCACCTTATTACGCAAGTTGTGATTTGCTGATGGCGATATCAAAACAAACATATGGTATCAACAAAAGGTGTTTGAAAAAGTATGGTATGGATTTACCTGATTGGACATTTAAGTATGTACCACATGGTGTATCCGAACATTTTAAACCACTACCAAAAGATAATGAAAAATTGGTGGAGTTTAAGAAAAAGTATGGAATTGATGATATGGAATTTGTGGTGTTGTGGAACAATAGAAATATTCGTAGAAAACAACCAGGTGATTTGATTATTGCGTTTGATAGTTTTGTTCAACAATTACCAAAGGAGAAGCGTGATAAGGTTTGTTTGTTTTTACATACACAACCTGTAGATGAAAATGGAACTGATATACCTGAAGTTATTAAGAATTGTTCCAGTGGCGGTAAATATGTATTTACAAATCCTGGCATATCAACTGAAGAATTAAATCTGTACTACAACTCAGGTGATATAATTGTAAACCTTACATCCAATGAAGGTTTTGGGTTGAGTACTTGTGAGGGGATGAGAGCTGGCTTACCAATTGTGGTAAATGTTACTGGTGGATTGCAAGACCAATGCGGGTTTAAAATGGATGGTAAGTTCTTAACCGAAGATGATTATTTGGAATTGGGTTCATTGCATGATGTTCGTTCCGATTATTTGAGTAGATTGACTTGGGGTGAATGGGTAAAGCCGGTATGGCCATCAAATCGTTCATTACAAGGTTCACCATTGACACCTTATATATTTGATGATAGATGTGATTTCAGAGAGTTTGGAAACGCAATTAAGGAATGGTATGATACCCCAGCAGATGAAAGAGCAAAAGCAGGGATGTTAGCGCACGCATTTGTAAATGGTGTTGGTAATATGACAGCTGAAAAAATGGGTGAAACCTTTATTGAATCAATGGAGACGGTATTTGAAAATTGGAAACCTCGTAAAAAGTTTGAAATAGTAAAAGTATGAAGAAGTTATGTATAGTTAGTTGCCCAATAGCAACCCGTAGTGGATACGGTGCGCGTAGTCGTGACTTTGTCCGTAGTTTGATAAAAGCAAGGCCGGATTGGGATGTTAAGATTTTACCTCAGAGATGGGGTGCTACACCTCAAAACGCTTTGATATCACCAATAGATGATGATTTGGTGAGTAGATTGGTTTTAGGGCAGATTAATCAAAAGCCTGATGTTTGGATACAAATTACAATACCAAATGAGTTCCAACCGATGGGTAACTATAATATTGGTATAACTGCGGGGATTGAAACAAATCAAGCTTCACCTCAATTTATTGAGGGGTGTAATAGAATGAATCTAACTTTGGTATCATCCAACCACGCCAAATCTGGGTTGGAGGTAAAGTATGATATGCAGGATGAAAAAACTCAGCAAAAGGTTGGTGAGTTAGGATTAACGAAGCCTGTTGAAGTTTTGTTTGAAGGGTTTGATGAGCAGATATACGATAATAAGCTGCCTGTTGAACAATCTATAAAAGATGTATTGAGTGATGTTTCAGAAGAGTTTTGCTTTCTATTCGTAGGACATTGGTTGCCTGGCGAATGTGGGCAAGACCGTAAGAATGTATGTGCGATGATATACACCTTTTTACAAACATTCAAAGGTAAAAAAACCCCACCTGCTCTTGTTCTAAAAACAAGTTTAATGGCGCCTTCTTATGTGGATACTCACGAGATACGGAAAAGAATTGAATCGTTGAAAGAGCAGGTCCGAAAAGAAAGTGGGGAATCAAAACTACCTAATATTTATTTATTGAGTGGTGATTTATCAGATATTGAAATGAACTCCCTATACAACCATACAAAGGTTAAAGCCCATCTATCATTCACAAAGGGTGAAGGATTCGGCAGACCACTATTAGAAGCAATGATAAGTGGTAAACCAATCATTGCTCCTAAGTGGAGTGGTCATATGGACTTTTTGGATAATGGTTTTAATGTGTTAGTTAGTGGGGAATTAGAAGAAATACATAAATCAGCAGTAAATGATTGGTTGATTAAAGGTTCTAAGTGGTTTAAAATCAATATAAGCGAAGCAGCTGGGTATATGAAAGATATGTATGAAAATTACAATAAGTATTTAGAACTATCCAGAAAGAATCGTAAGTATGCAAAAGATAACTTTACCTTTGATAAAATGACCCAAAAGTTATCTGAATACTTGGAAAAGTATGGGGCAGACTCCGCTCCTCAAATGGTTGGTTTAAAACTACCAACACTTAAAAAGATTGAATTACCAAAGCTTAAAAAGGTTGGTGAAACAAACGAACCACCAAAAATAAAACTACCTGAATTGAAAAAAGTAGATGTCAACGGATAAGAAATTCATAAATCAACACTTACTCAGATTGAGTGATGCGCAACCTCTAAACAAAATGTATTTGGAAAGGGGAATGGTAGCAAAGCTTCAGTATGAAAAGGTAAATGGTGAATTAAATTATTATTGGGTGCTTGTTTTAGAACCAAGATACAAAAACTACTTTCATTGCTTAGACTTGAATTATTTAAGACCTCAAATATTTGAAAGATTATCAAAAGAATTTCCTGAAATAATATCCGAATCAGCAAGGGTTAAAAAATTACAATTAGCAAAGTTAGAGTTCAATGAAGCATCAAAGGGGATATATACCGCAAAAATTAGAAACAAATTGTTGCAAGAAGGATATAGAACCTTTATATGGAAAAACATCAAATCAGCAGTAGTTTACAATTACAAATACAAACCTGTTGATATGGTAGAACCAAAGAATGTAAGAGAAGCACAACAAAAAACAAACGAACAAGAAATAAATGAAACTAAGTTACGGATTAACAGTCAAAAATGAAGAAATAGAAATCCAAAGATTGCTTGGATTCCTTTTAGAAAAAAAGAGGGAAGAAGATGAAATTGTTGTTCTTTTTGATTCTAAAAATGGAACATCTAAAGTTTTGGATATACTCAAAGCCTACTCCTTATTGGACTGGTATAAGTGGTATAGTAGGGATTTTGATAATCATTTTGCAGACCATAAAAATTATCTAAATTCTCTTTGTAGTGGTGATTACATCTTTCAGATTGATGCGGATGAATTACCACACGAAAATCTGATATCTCAATTACCTTTGGTTTTAGAAAACAATTCTTCAGTTGATTTATACGCTGTTCCGAGAGTAAACACGGTAGAAGGTTTAACACCTCAGCACATTCAAAAGTGGGGGTGGAATGTAAATGAAAATGGGTGGGTGAATTGGCCTGATTTTCAAACTCGTATTTATAGAAACACTCCTGAAATAAAGTGGATAAATAAAGTACATGAAAGACTTGATGGGCATAAACAATTCGCTTACCTTCCTATGGAAGAAGAGTGGTCGTTGTATCATCCCAAAACAATTGAAAGACAAGAAAAACAAAATAATTATTATGATTCGCTATAAAGTTGGAATTATAGGCAATGGATTTGTGGGTGAATCTATAGCCTTTGCATTTAGTCCTGTATCGGATGTTAGAATATATGATATAGACCCATTAAAATCAACCCACACTTTGGATGAGGTAAACGATTCTGATTTTGTTTTTGTGTGTGTGCCAACTCCGATGAAAGAGGGTGGTGAGCAAGATATATCTTATGTAGAATCCGTTTTTAAAAATTGTACATCAAACCCAATTTATATCTTAAAATCTACAGTTTTACCAGGAACCACTAAAAGATTACAATCTCAAAATCCAAATTTAAAAATTGTTTTTAGTCCTGAGTTTTTGACTGAAAGAACCGCTAAGTTGGATATGTTGACTCAAGCCAGAGTTATATTTGGTGGTGATATAAAACTAACTAAAGAATTAGAAAAATTATTTTCTATTAGGTTTATGAATAGACATTACATTCATACCGATTCTACTACAGCAGAACTTATAAAGTATATGAACAATTCATTTTTTGCTACAAAAGTTTCTATAATGAATGAGTTTTATAGATTAGCTTCAGCATTGGGTGCTAATTGGAATGATGCTTTATATGGGTTTGCATCCGATGGTAGGATAGGAGATTCGCATCTGCATGTTCCTGGTCCAGATGGTAAATTAGGATATGGTGGAACTTGTTTTCCAAAAGATGTAAATGCAATAACTAAAATGGCAAACGATTTGGGAGTACCACTAAACACTATTGAAGGTGGTTGGAAAACAAATTTAGAGGTTAGGTCTGACAAGGACTGGGAAAAAATGAAAGGAAGGGCGGTTTCAAAATGATTTTTTGGAGAATATATAATAATCAACTTTATAAAGTTGATGACGTCAATAAACTTGGATTTTCAATAGATAATCCTTCATTCATACCTGATAAGTATCTACAAGAACAAAAATTTGTAATTCTACGAACTTGTTTTGGAATTGGAGATTGGGGTATAATAACAGCTATGCCAAGACTTCTTAAACAAAAATACCCACATTGTAAAATATATATACCATCTATAACATTATTGGAAAAATTATTTGGTAAACTAGATATATTTGATACTAAATATGCAGACGCACTATCGTTATTTGATAATAACCCATACATTGATGGTAATATAGATAGTGTAGATGGAGATGTATTTCACGACCACTATCGTATATATTCTGATAAAAAACCAAACACACCATTAATTGAGCAAATTTTAAAATTTTGGCAATTTTCGAATGATGAGTTATCAGATTCCCAACCTGAAATGTATTGGTCTCATGCAGAATCTGTTTTAGGTGATTCTATTATTCGTGAATATGCTGGCGACAATAACTTTGGTGCATTGTTAATATCAAATAGATTTGGCACCCAATTTGGTAAACAAAACATTTCATCATTAACAAATGATACAAATAAAATGACACAAATATTAAAATCATTTAATCTTCCGTATTTTTATTGGTCTTATCTACCAATTTGCGAAACGCCATTTAATTTTATTAATAAAGCATTAGATATGCGTAATATATCACTACGTATACAACTATACATAAAATCTAAAGCACTGATTAATATATCCAATCAATGTGGCACTAATCACATAGTTGCTAGATATTCTGATGTATATGAAGTTCAACGGCAATCTGAATTAGAATTAAATTTTGTTAAAGGTATTAAGTATTTATGAAACGAATAGCAATATATACATCTATTTTTAATAGCTATGATAACTTACCTAAAGTTACATATCAACCACCAAATTGTGATTTTATTTGTTTTACTGAATCTGATATACAATCGGTTGATTGGAAAATAATAAAAGTATCTAATTTATACAATGATCCTGTTAGAAATGCTAAAAAATATAAGATATTACCTCATAGATATTTATCAGAATATGATATTAGTATTTATATGGATGGAAATTTTGAAATAAGAGAAGATATTAATATATTAATTGATATGTATTTAGCGGATTGTAATGCAGCATTTTTTAATCATAATCAACAACCTGCGTACGATAAACGTAACTGTTTATACGAAGAAGCTGATTTTATTATAAATGCTGGTATGTTAAATATGCAACGTACGCCGGAGCGTGGTAAATTAAACTTTAAAGATAATCCAGATATTATTCAGCGACAAATATTACGATATAAGGAAAAAAAATATCCAGCAAATAACGGATTAATTGTTGGTGGTATTATTTTACGTCGGCATAATGAGCTTGATTGCGTTAATGCTATGGAGGAATGGTGGACTGAGATAAAATACTTTAGTAAACGTGACCAACTTAGTTTTAATTATGTAGCATGGAAGCAACAATTTAAGTTTAATTATATTCCTGGCGAAACTAGAGATAATAAGTATTTTTGTTACAAAAAACATGATAATAAAAAATAACGTATGGTTTATATATCTAACATAATAAATTGGGCTATTCAAAATAATTTGGATTACCAACTCGGTAATAATATATCTACAGAAGATAATATTGATTCTCCTTGGAATATAAATGAAGCTATAAAAACTCAAATATCTTTTATAGATACTGGTTGGAGAAATAATAATGCCGGCGTAGTATTTGCAAACAAATATCCCGAACAAATTAATAACTTAGTTATTATATCTAATAATCCAAAACTAAGTTTTATTAAATGTATTAATAGTTTTTTTAAACCAAATATATGTAAAATAATTAAAGGTAATAATGTTGTTATTGGTGAATATTGTTCTATTGGTCAAGATGGTTATCAATATATTTTAGATACGGATACAAATAAATTAATTAAATTCCCGCATTTTGGTAATATCATATTAGAAGATGATGTTGAAATTGGAAATAATGTATGTATAGCTAGAGGTGCATTAAGTAATACAATTTTACGAAAAGGGGTTAAAGTTGATAATTTAGTACATATTGCACATAATGTAGAAATAGGAGAAAATACCCAAGTAATTGCAAATGCGATGATTGCGGGGAGTGTTAAGATTGGTAAAAATTGTTGGATATCTCCCTCAAGTTCTATAAAAAATCAATTAACGATAGGAGATAATGTATTAATCGGATTAGGAGCGGTGGTGATAAAAGATGTTGAATCTAATTCTGTTATGATAGGTAATCCGGCAAAGTTATTAAGAAAGCAATGAAAAATTTTTGTTACGAAGAATATACATATATCATAAATTGGATTAAAGAAAATTATCCTATTAATAAATTTACTGGTATTACGGAACTATCAGATACCTATTGCATTATTCGTCATGACGTAGAATTTTCGGTTGATAGAGCATTACAGTTAGCTATATTAGAGAATAAATTAGGAATATCTACAACGTATTTATTTCAAATAAGAAATAATACTTATAATTCATTATCTATAGAAAATGTAAAAAAGATACGTAAAATTTATGAATTAGGACATGATATAGGATTACATGTCCATTGCGGTTTAGTTGATGATTATAATACTATCGAAGAATTAATATGTACGGATGTTAATATTTTATCAAAAGTATTAGATATAGATATACGAGTATTTAGTTTTCATAGACCTACTATAAAACAGTTAATGTCGGATATGAGTATAGATGGTTTAATAAATGCATATGGCAAATTATATTTTCATGCTTATGATACTAAACCACCCAAAAATTTAAATATAAAATATATTGCAGATTCAAATCATACTTGGAAATACGGATATCCTACGACAGTAAATCATTCAAAATTGCAAATTAATTTTCATCCTTTTTCATGGACCCGAAAAGGGTATGAAAATACTCCAAATTTTAAATTATTAATTGAAGAAAAAACATTAGAATTAATTAACTCCATTTCAAACGAAATAAAAACATTTCCAATAGAATTATTATGAAAAATATAGTATTTATACCATTTATAGAACGTAGCGAATCATACACTTACAAATCTGGTGTGGGAAAATTGGGGAGAACGCGTGGGTATGATTATGGCATAAACTCTTGGCGTAATTGGTGTAATAAAAATAATTGCGAATTAGTTATTATGAACCAACTATTAATGCCTGAATCTGAAATGCTAATAACTTGGCAAAGATGGTATGTGTTAGATATTCTAGAACACAATGATATAGAATATGACCAAGTCTTGATAGTAGATGCTGATTCGATAGTACATCCAAACTGTCCAAATTTTTTTAATATGACCAATGGAAAATTTTCTAGTCCATTGACAGATGGAGATTATGAATGGGTAGGTAGAGCACTAAATGGATATTCTAAAATGTTTTTTAATAAAGAATATTGCATTCCGACATATGAATTTTTCCAAACAGGATTTGTTATTGTTAATAAAACTCACAAAGAATTTTTGTCAAAATGTATGCAATGGTATCATGATAATAAAAATGCTGTTATTCAATCATATGATATTTTATTAACTGGAAGTGATATATCGTTAATGAATTGTCTAAGAAAGGAATTTGGAGTTGAACTTAATATTATGCCTAGAGAATTTGGTTTAATGGATTTAGCACGAAAAAATTTACTCTATATTTCAAATCACTGTTGGTGGAAAGATGATTTAACAAATGTATATAATTCGGGGTGGGTTTATCAATTTAATGCTATACCTCAAAATGAATTAGGAAGAACTAGAGATTATTTTATGGAACGAATTTATAAGGAATTATATGGAAACCTTTAAACCAAAAGTATTTATAACTGGTATTACCGGTGGGTTAGGAAATTCATTACATTTACAAGCAAAATCCAAAAATATACCTGTATATGGTCATTCGACAAAAAAAAGTTCAGATACCATATTAAATATGAATTTTGCTGATTTAGATTTTAGTAACTTTGAAAATTTTTTTAAAGAAAATGATATTAACTGTTTGATTAATAACGCTGCTGTATATTCAAATACAGAATTTATTAATCTATCTGATAGAGAAATTTCTGATATGATAAATATAAATTTAACAGCTCCAATTATTTTAACAAAATACTTTTATTCTAATTTGGTTAAACAAAATAAATTTGGTATATTAATAAATGTTAATTCGTTGGCAGGCAAATATCCAAACTATCAAGAATCAATATATTGTGCGTCAAAATATGGATTAGCAGGTTTTGGATCTTCATTGTCAATTAATCAAAAAGTATCAAACATTCGAGTAGTTGATTGTTATGTAGGCGCAATGAAAACAAATATAACTAAAGAGCGAGAAGGATTTGAAAATTTTATGGATACTGACGAAGTAGCTAATTTTATTTTTAATTTACTTCTTGATACAAATAAATACAATATATCATCATTTGAAATTAGAAACATAAAATGAAAGCCGTAATATTAGAAAAATTAAATAGTGACTTATCTATTGCAGATGTTAGTCTAACCCCATTACAATACGGACAAGTATTAGTTAAAAATATTGTTAGTGGATTGTGTGGAGCGCAATTACAAGAAATTGCAGGATTAAAAGGAAATGAAAATTTTCTTCCACATTTATTAGGGCACGAAGGATGTGGTATTGTTCAAGAAGTAGGATTAGGAGTGAATACCGTTAAAGTCGGGGATAAAGTAGTTATGCATTGGAGAAAAAGCGAAGGTATCGAAGCCCCGTTTCCAAAATACATATATAACGGAAAAGAAATATCAAGCGGTAAGGTTACTACTTTAAGCGAATATTCAATTGTATCAGAAAATCGTTTAACTACAGTACCTAATGATACTCCTGAAGAGCTATGTGCTTTATTGGGCTGTGGATTGACCACCGCATTAGGAGTTGTTACAAATGAAGCAGAAATTAAATTTGGAGAAAGTGTAATGATTATTGGTTCTGGGGGTGTAGGTCTTAATTTAATTCAAGGGGCAAAATTAGTAAGTGCGTTCCCAATTGTAGCTGTTGATATTGTTGAAGAAAAACGTGGTATTTGTTTAGAAGTTGGTGCAACGCACTTTATTAACTCTAAGACAGAAAATATTAATCAAAAATTTGATGTTATTATTGACACAACAGGAATACCAGAAGTTATTGCAAACGCAACAACATATTTATCAGGCAATGGTAGATTAATTTTGGTAGGTCAGCCTAAACCTGATCAAAAGTTAGAAATACCAACCGCAAATAAATTATTTGATGGAATTGGAAAAACAATTAAAGCAACTCAAGGAGGAAAAACCAATCCAACAGAAGACATACCTAGATATATTAAATTGTATAAAGCAGGTTTATTAGATATTACAAAAATTATAACGCATCGTTTTGATTTGAATGATATTAATAAAGCATTTGACTTGTTGCGTTCAGGAAAAGCAGGAAGAATTATAATTAACATAAATAAATAAATAATATGAAAAAACAATGGACTAAAGAAGAACTAATTGCATTTGAAAACCGAATCGGCGACCTTTATTTAGATAATAAATTGCCATTCCTATTTCATTTGTCAGGAGGAAATGAAGATCAATTAATTGAAATCTTCAAAGATATCAAAGAGGGAGACTATGTAATTTCAAATCATAGAAGCCACTATCATGCACTTTTACATGGAATTCCGCCCGATGTAGTTGAAAATCGTATTTTAAATGGTCGTAGTATGTTTATATACGATCGTAAAAGAAATTTCTTTTGTTCGGCTATTATAGGGGGTACACCCGCAATCGCGGCTGGTATAGCATGGGCACTTAAAAAGAAAGGATTAAATAAAAAAGTTTGGTGTTTCGTGGGTGATGGGACAGAAGACTCTGGTCATCTTTATGAAGCTATAAGATATGTGGATGGATTTAATCTTCCATGTAAATTTATTATTGAGAACAATAATAGATCAGTTGAATCGACAAACGAGGAGCGTTGGGGTAAAGCAGCCGACTATCAATGGAGCTCCCCATCAGTAATCAAATATTACTATGATATTACATATCCACATGCTCGTAAGCCTGGTATGATTGATTTATCAAAAACCATTAAGAAAACTGATGAAGAATATTTTCCATCACTTACGCCGTTTGAATATCCTAAATTTGAAGAGTTGGATAACTTAGATATTAGTTATAAAGAAGCTATGAATCAAGCTATGACTGAATTAGGTGATCAAGGTGCTATCTTTATTGGGTATAACGTAGCTCGTGGCGATGCAATGGGCACTTTAAAAGGAGTAGATAATAGTCAAAAATTAGAAACTCCCGTTGCTGAAAATTTAATGTCTGGATTGGCTATTGGAATGTCATTTGAAGGATTTACTCCAGTATTATATTTTGAGCGACACGATTTTATGTTAGTTGCAATGGACGCTATTGGAAACCATATTGATAAAATTGAACGAATATCACACGGAGAATTTAAAGTTCCAGTAATTATTCGAGCGGTTGAAGCATTTGGAGGACCATTTTATTCAGGCCCAACTCATCATCAAGACTTCACTAATGTATTACGAGAATTAGTTAGCTTCCCAGTAATAGACCCAGTAACTGGTGTTGAAGTATTAAAAGCCTTTAAAGGTGCTAAAGAAAGTGGGCGACCTGCAATTATAATTGAACGAAAATCTAGATATTAATGAAAAGCATATTAGTAATAGGAGATAGTTGTAGAGATATATATGTCTATTGTAATGCAACACGCTTAGCGCCCGATGTTCCAATACCGGTATTAAGTATAGTTAATCAATCAGAAAATGGTGGAATGGCTAAAAATGTACAAAGAAATATTCAATTATATAAAGATTGTGATATCATAACAAATAGTGACTGGGTTAATATAACTAAAACACGATATGTTCACAATGATAGTAATCATATGTTTTTTAGAGTAGATACACCCAATAGCACCGATGTGGTTGATTTACAATCTATTGATTTTAAAAACTACAAATTAATTGTAGTATCTGATTATAATAAAGGGTTTTTATCTGAGAGTGATATTAAATATATTTGTTCAAACCATACTAATGTATTTATTGATACTAAAAAAATTTTGGGGGACTGGGCATTAGATGCGAGGTTTATTAAAATTAATAATTTTGAATATAATAACTCCAAAAAATATTTGACTACCGCATTAAAAGAAAAAATAATTATGACAAATGGTTCGTCGGGAGCGGTATATAAAGAAAAAACATATCCAGTAAAAAAAGTAGAAGTTAAAGATTTGTCTGGGGCGGGTGATTCTTTTATGGCTGCTTTAGTAATTGAATACTTAAATACTAACAATATAGAAGATGCGATTAAATTTGCAAACAAAAAAGCATCTGAAGTAGTTAAACATAGGGGTGTAACATTAATATGAAGATACTTATAACTGGAACTTATGGATTTATTGGTAAAAACATACTAAATAAATTTAAAAATTATAACATTTTAGAAATTAATGAGGATATATTTTTACACAAAACGTGGGAAAAAAAACTTGTTAGTAAATTAAACAAGTTTAAACCAACTGTTATTTTTCATGTCGGTGCTTGTTCTAATACGTTAGAAACAAATATAAACCACATTATGGAAATGAATTTCCAATTTACAAAAATTTTAGTTGACTGGTCAAATATTAATAACTCAAAATTGATTTATTCATCATCAGCCGCAAATTATGGTATTAATAAATCATATCCATCGAACTTGTACGGTTGGAGTAAATATACAGCAGAGCAATATGTAATTTCAAATAATTATGTTGCCTTACGTTATTTTAATGTATATGGTCCCGGTGAAGAAAATAAGGGGTTGATGGCATCTATGATATACCAATCATATAATAAACATATTAATAATAAAATAGTGGAGTTATTTCCACAAAAACCAACTAGAGATTTTGTATATATAGAGGATGTAGTAAACGCTAACTTACACGCGCTTAATAACTATGAAAAGTGCTGTGGTAAATATTTTGAAGTTGGTAGTGGTGAATCCAAATCATTTGAAAAAATTTTAGAATTTATGAAAATAAATTACATATATACAGATATAAAAAAAATACCAGTTGGATATCAATTTTACACAATTAGTAATAAATCAAAATGGATGCCAGATTGGAAACCAAAATTTAAATTAGAAGATGGTCTTAGTGAATATATTAAATATTTAAATAATTTTTAAAATTAAAGATATAAAGTTTTGAAATATAAAAATTATTTTGTATATTTGATAAATTAAAATATAAAATTAAAATGATATCATGTCGCTATTTTAAGGGGGATAGGCCTTGCAAATACTATTGGATTGATAAATCGTGGGATTGTAAAATATGTAATCACTTTAATCCCTACGATAAAAGAATTTTAATAATCAAATTGGATGCGTTGGGTGATGTAATTCGTAGCACTCCTATTGCAGAAGGTATTAAAAAAAAATATCCAAATTGCGAGCTATCGTGGGTTGTAGATTTTGAGCACAAATGGTCTTTAGAAAACAATATATTTATTAATAATATAATACCATATACTGAAGAAAATATTCGTATATTACAACCTCAAAAGTTTGATATTATTATTAATTTAGATAAAGATGCTAGAGCTAACTCTATAATAATGTTACTCAATTCTAATGAAAAATTGGGATATGGTATGTCCGCTGATGGTAAGGTTGTTCCTTTAAATAAAGAAGCTGAATATCAATATAATATTTGTTTGGACAATTGGGGGGCTAAACGTACTAATATAAAAACATACATTGAAATGCTATTTGATATTTCGAAATTAAATTATGAACATGAAAAACCTAATTTATTTTTAGATAAGAGTGAAAGTTTATTGTTTAAAGAAAAATTTTATGAAAAGTATAATATACAGCCAAAAGAATGTATTATAATTTTAAATACAGGCTGCGGTCCAATATATCCGAGTAAAAAATGGACATATGAAGGTTATCAAAAATTAATTGAGTTATTATTATTAGATAATCATAATAGAATTATTTTAACAGGAGCTAAATCAGAGCGAGAAAGAAATAAAAATTTATATGATACATTTAATTCTAATAAAATTATTAATACTACGGAAGAATATAATATTAAAGAGTTTTGTCATCTAATAGACTTATGCGATATTATAGTTACTAGCGATACTATGGCTTTGCATGTAGCAATTTCATTGAGTAAAAAAATTATTGCATTTTTTGGTATGGGACCTTATAAAGAAACAGATTTATTTGGGTTAGGAATTAAAATGGTTCGTGAAGAGCTTGAATGTTTAATGTGCCATAATCAATTTAAATGTCCTTATGATACAAAATGTATGAGTTTAATTACCGCAGAAGATGTTTATAGTCAAATGAAAAAATTAATTACATTATGAAAGTTGAAATTATATTTGCCGAATTCGGCCCAAGGAAAAACAATAATAATTTAGAATTTAATATGTCTAGATTAGACCCTACATATAGCTCAGTTAAACAATATTTTCCAGATGCTAAAATAGTATTATATACTGATCAAACATATTTATCTAATATGTATTCTGATATAGAAATACGTTTAGTAAGCGAAAATTCCACACCATTTGATCGAAAACATAAATATTGGGGATGGTTTTGTTGCGATTATTATCAAACGCGTGGTTTACTTGATTCAAAAGCGGATATTGCAATATCTATGGATTCTGATTTAATGTTTACAGGAGATCAAGTACGAACATTATTACCCATAACTAAAAAGTTTGGTATTTGCGTTCCTACGAATGAACGGCAATTAGTAAAAGTAGATTCTATATATACTAGAGGTAATAATGGAGATTATCATATAGGCGAAGATGAAAGTTTAGGAAATATCTTAACATATGATTTATGGTGGACTAGTTTTGATACATCAAATGATAGGGCACGAAGGTATTTAGAAGAAATGAGTATCCAAATGTCAAATAAACATAAACATGTGAGGGCGCCATTACACATGAGTAGAGCTGCATGGGAAACGGGAATTTACCCATATTCTATGCCTATTCAATGGGGTGTAGGTAATGGATTTGTTGGATGTAAAAATGAAATTATTTTACATTTAGGACACGAAAATGTACAAAAACATTATTTAGAATTTTAAAAATAACAATATGAAAATAGCAGGTTTCCATAGCGGTCACGATTCATCGTATTCAATAATAGAAAACGGAATACCGAAAGTACATATAGAATTAGAAAGATATACTAGACGAAAAAATGCTACAGAAAATTCAATGGATGCATTTATAGAGAAAGATCCGGATTTTTCTAATTTTACTCATATAACTACTCACAGGGGGGGTGGTATGCAATTAAATAATTATATGGATTCATATAATAAATTAGAAAAAATTGCAGAAGATAGAGGAGGTATATCATATATAACCGGCCACCATCAGGGGCACGCAGCAAATGCATTTTTTACTAGTAATTTTAATGAAGCTTTAATTGTTACTATTGATGGTGGGGGCTTAGATTATACCGATGGCAGTCCTCATCATAAAAGTCATATAGATCGAGAAGCTAATGGTAGCTTTAAAACTTGTACTACTATTTGGATAGGAAAGGAAAATAAAATTGAACCAGTAGATTTTATTTCATCCACCTATGTTAATATCGGATTTTATTGGGCAAATGTTACAAGTAAAATATTCGGTTTAGGTACATGGAGATCTCCTCAAGGTGATCAAGCCGGAACGGTAATGGGAATGGCTGCTTTAGGAAATCCTAATAAATATAAGGAATATTTTAAAAATATACATGATTTAACTACTCACATAAATTGGGGTCCAACTGATTATGAATTTCTTAAAAAAGAAGCTGATAGTAATGAACAAAATTGTTTTGATATTGCAGCTTCGTTACAACAAGAAACAGAAATTCTAATTAGGAATATTTTAAAAAAATACATTGATAAATATAATCCAAAAAATCTATGTATGTCGGGCGGAGTTAGTTTAAATTGTATTGCTATGGGAAAAATATTTGATTGGTTTCCTGGTATAAATGTATTTTGTGACCCTGTGCCATATGATGGTGGATTATCATTAGGTTCGTCTAGATATTTGTGGCACCATGTATTAAATAATCCAAGAATATATAATAATACTCAAAATCAAACTCCGTATTTAGGATATTTGTATTCTACAAAAGATATATTAAATTGTATAGAATTTTTTAAAGATAAAATTTATATAGAAAAAGCATCTGATGATTTTGTAGTAGATGCTTTAATAAATAAAAAAATAGTTTCTGTATTTGGAGGAAAATCGGAATCAGGTCGTCGGGCATTGGGCAATAGAAGTATTATTGCAGATCCCAGATATATTGAAACAAAAGATATTGTTAATAAAAAAATAAAACATCGCCAATGGTTCAGACCGTTTGCACCTTCTATTTTACGTGAAGATGTTAATAAATGGTTTAAATATGATATTGATAGTCCTTATATGAGCTTTGCAATACCATTTAATGAAGATAAAAAACATTTGGTGCCAGCGGTGGTTCATTTTGATGGCACTGCCAGATTACAAACCGTTACTGAAGAAAGTAATAAATGGTATTACAATTTTATTAAAAAATTTAAAAATAAAACAGGAGTACCGATTGTATTAAATACGAGTTTTAATGATAGAGAACCAATTGTAGAAACTCCGTACCATGCTATTAATTGTTTTTTAAATACTAATATAGATTATTTGTATTTTACGGATATTAATTTACTTTTAAAGAAAAAATAATGAAAACATTACAAGAATTATCTATTGAATATAAAGCTGATAAATTTGATTTAGGATATATTAAACATTACGAAAGTAGGTTTGATTCGATTCGTTTAAATGTAACAAAAATTTTAGAAATAGGTGTAGAAACTGGTAAATCTCATAGAATGTGGTTAGAATATTTTCCAAATGCAACTGTATATGGGATAGATGTATTTAATGAATTAGATCGGTCAAACTATGTATCCGAATTCAAAGAGCTGCAAAAAAAATGTAATAATTTAAATAGATCTGTATTATTTAAGGGTAGTCAAGAAAATTCAAACGATTTGAATAAATTTAAAGAATTGTATGGAGAAAATTTTGATATTATTATAGATGATGGGGGACATACTATGAAGCAACAACAAATTTCTCTAAAACATTTGTTTAGTTTAGTTAAACCTAACGGATATTATGTTATTGAAGATTTACATTCATGTAGCGGTCAATGGAAAACGTTATATGGCTATGAAGTAATTGAACCGGGAGATACATTAACTACTGATTTATTGAACGAATTTTCTAATAATAATAACAAAATTTTAGAAACTAAATATTTATATAAAAGTGATATAGATAATATAAAAAGAAATATTGAATCGTGTGTTACTGAAATAGGCGTTAGTGGATATAAAAATTTTATATGGCCTAGTTTAATATCTTTCATAAAAAAAAAATAAATGAATAAAGTTGCAGTAATTTTAGAAACCAGAAAACATAATGCATTAGAATATGTTTTATGTAACGCTATTACAGTTCTTCCGATTGATTGGAGGATACAAATAATGCATGGGACATTGAATAAAGATTATATTTTAAGTACTATTGATAGTAATGAACTATTGTTTAATAATAAAAACCGTATAATATTAACAAATTTAAATTTTGAAAGCATAACACAACAAGATAGCAGTAAGCTTTTACTTTCAGAAAATTATTGGAATAGAGTGTGTGGAGATTTAATTCTAACATTTCAATGCGATTCAATATTATGTATAAATTCAAAATATAAAATTTCAGACTTTGAGCAATTTGATTATATTGGTGGTTATTGGGGAAAAAATTTATATCCGATGGAGTCAAAATATAACTGGGTAATGAATGGTGGACTGTCACTAAGAAAAAAAGAATTTATGTTAAATATTATTAAAAATAAGTTGCAAAAATATTTAGATAATGGTGGTAATCCATGCGAAGATTATTTTTTTAGCTCGTGCATTACTAATATACCCACAGTAAAAGATGTTATTACATTTTCTATTGATTGTGGGTATCAAGCGCCATTAAATATGGAGAAACCATTTGGTTTTCATAAACCATGGGTTATGAATGTTAATAAGGGACAGGGAAAATATTTTGAAGATATCAAAAATGTTTGTCCAGAAGTAGAAATTTTAAAAAACTTACAATAAATTTAAATATATGGCATATAAAAATGGTGAATCAATGCGGTTGTTCGATTTAAATTCAATCGGATTTAAACCCAATAAAATATTAGATATAGGAGCACATACAGGACAGTTCTATAAATGGGCTAAAAGTGTATGGGTAGATGTTCCTATATTTATGATAGAAGCTAATGAGTGTCATGAACCAATATTAAAAAATTTGACATCTTTTACTGATGATGGTTATTTAATAGCTACTTTAGGAAATTCTGTTAGAGATGTATTATTTTATACCCGTAAAGACAAACCCCATACCGAAGGAGCTTCTTATTATAAAGAACTTGCCTACTGGGATATTCCAAATTTAGTAGCAGCAATACCAAAAAAATTGCAAATATTAGATGAAATTTTTGATAATACTACACAATTTGATTTAATTAAGTTAGATACACAGGGCTCTGAATTAGACATTTTAATTGGTGGTAAGCATATTTGTAGTAAGGCACAATACATAATACTTGAAGTATCGTTAGTTGATTTAAACGAAAATGCACCTTCATATAATGATGTAATTTTATTTATGAAAAATTTTGGATTTGAAGAATTTATTACAATAGGAGAGCATTATAGAGAAAGTGAAATTGTTCAAAAAGATTTAGTATTTAAAAAAAATAGTTTATGAAAAAAAAATTTTTAGATTTGGGTAAACAACCAATTGCCAATCGTTTTATTGATAGTGTTGATATTGGAAAGGAGTTTTTTTATAATTTAAGTGTTGGATTTGATATTGATACCAAACTGATTACGCACATGGAATATGTAGATGCTCCTATGATGTTTAATGAAAATTATACATATCGAGGTTCGATGTCTAAAACAATGTTAAATCATTTTAGTGAATTTAGTGACTATTTAAAGTTAAAGCTACCACAATATCCATTTTATAAACGTAATAATATTAAAGTTTTAGAAATTGGTAGTAACGATGGGGTATTTATACGTAATTGGAATCAGTCAACGACATATGCTGTTGAACCATGTTTAAATTTTGCCAATGAAACCAATGCAATGGGATATAAAACATACCCAGAGTTTTGGACATTAAATTTATCCAATAAAATAAAAAATGAATTCGGTAAAATGGACTTGATATTCGCTGCTAATTGTATGTGTCATATACCAGATTTAGACCAAACATTTAATGCTGTATTTAATTTACTATCTGAAAATGGGGTTTTTATTTTTGAAGATCCCTCTTTGGCACAAATGATTAATACTAATTCATATGATCAAATATATGATGAACACCCACATATATTTTCGGTAATAGCTCTTAAAAATATACTTGAACGTAATAATTTAACAATAATTAATGTGGATAATACAAATGTACATGGTGGATCAAATAGAATTTGGGTTCAGCGTACATGTGATGTAAAAATAATTGATAAATCGGTAGAATCAAATATAGAATTTGAAAAAATATTGGGACTTACTGAGTTTCAAACATTTGTAAAGTTTGCTTCAAAAGTTGAACAATCTAAATTAGATTTGATTGAATTATTAAATACATGTAAACGTTTGGGGAAGAAAGTTATTAGTTACGGAGCTACATCTAAATCTACTACAGTATTTAATTATTGTGGAATTACACCGGATTTAATTGAGTATGTTATAGATACTACGCCGGAAAAAATTGGTAAATTAACACCTGGATCTCATATACCAATCAGATCGAGTTCGGGTATTGATAAAGATGTAAATATAGTTTATTTAGGAGCTTGGAATTTTGCTGATGAAATTATGAAAAAAGAACACATATTTATAAATCGAGGTGGTAAATTTATAACACATGTACCAATTGTAAAATTTATTTAAAAAAATTATGGAAATTTTAAAAAAAGATTTATCCTCATTAGATAAACATAAAAGTATATGACATTTCACGAAGATGATAGAGCACAAAGATTGCTCGATGTATTTAAAAATATTAATGGGCAAATTAATATATCATATGTTAATTCTACAGAACATATAGTAGCATGGCACAAACATTATATACAAACCGATTATTGGATTTGCTTAAAAGGATCTTTTAAAGTTGGATTAGCATATGATGATGGTACGGTTAAATGGGAATATTTATCTGATAAAAATCCACGTGTATTAGAAATAACGCCTGGTATATATCATGGGTATAAAGCTTTAGAGCCGAATTCAATTTTACTATACTATTTAACTGAAAAATATAATCCAGACGATGAAATACGTGCGTCTGTAGGAGCTTTTAATGAAAATTGGAATACTATAAATAAATAAAATATGATTACACTAAATAATGTATTGATATTTAAGCTACGTCAGTTTATCGAATCAAATGGTAATTTACTACCTATAGAATTTGATAATACAATACCATTTAAACCCAAACGCACCTTTTTTGTATGTAATGTAACTGATAATCAAATACGTGGAAAGCACGCACATTATAAAACAAAACAGCTAATTGTGTGTCTTAATGGAGAAATAACAGTAAAGTTACATGATGGTAGAGACCAAAATAATTATGTTTTATCCAGCGGAGATGCTATTTACATACCAAATTTAATATGGGATGAACAAATATATCACTCTAATAATGCTGTATTAATATCATTGTGCAGTACACATTATGATGAGAAGGATTATATAAATGACTTTGATGAGTTTTTAAAAATTAAACAACAACTAAATAATTTAAAATATGAATAAATGTAGAATACCACATCTATCAATAGATAATTTTATTCCATCCGAAGCGTTAGTACGAGCTGCGGCTAATAGCTTCGATTATGGTATGGATTGGGTTAAATATGATGCTAGCCACAATCAGATTCAATATTGTTCTAAATTGGGTAGAGAAAACTTACCATTACCTGCGGCGCTTTGTTTGGATTATATAGCAACAAATTTTGACCCAAATAAGGCATTTAATGGATTAACCACAATGGCTTTTCCTGATTTAACACATTATGGTGGGGGGATGATGATAACTCCTAATTCTAACAATGAGGGGGGGTTTTTGGGAATGCATATTGATGCTGAAGTTCATGGATTACATAGCGATTGGAAACGAGAGTATAGCGCCATACTTTGTTTATCCGAAGAGTTTGATGAATCTTTTGATATTAGATTACACGATGGTGAAAATCATACACGTATACCATATAAGTTTAATCGTTTAAATGTTTTCAAATGTAGTGAATACTCGTGGCACGGGTTTCCAGAGATAACAGCCGGAATGAATCGTAAAACTTTGGGAGTTATGTTTTGGTCTAAAATGAATCATGATGATATAGCGAGAGAAAAAATAAAGGCCAGATTTAATAATAATTTACAATTTTAATAGTATTCTAATGAAAATTCTTATTTCTGGTGGTAATGGTAGATTTTCTAAAGAATTAATTAAACAGAATACTACTCATACAATAATACCACTATCAAAAACTGAAATGAATATTAAATACGTATCATCCATTGATAGTGCTATTAAAAAATATAAACCGGATATTTTTATACACACAGCAGCATTGTCACGCCCAATGAACTTACACGACTTAAACCCAGTTATGAGCGTTCAATTAAATATTATAGGTACATCAAATTGTGTAATGGCGTGTATTAATAATAATATTAAATTTGTTTATATATCAACCGATTATGTTTATTCGGGTATTATTGGAAATTATAAAGAAACAGATGGTGTGTATCCAATAAATAAATATGCGTGGTCAAAATTGGGTGGCGAGTGTGCTACTATGATGTATGATAATTCTCTAATACTACGTATGGGGATGTTAGAATACCCATTCACTCATACTAAAGCGTTTGTTGACTGTTTTAAAAGTTGTATTTGGCACCACGATGCAGCTAAAATATTGTATAAATTAATTGATGTAAACGCTACTGGAATTTATAATATTGGATTGGAAAAAAATAGTATTTATGATTTTGTAAAACAAAAAAATATTAACATATTACGAGAATATAAAGATAATATTTCAGAAAATATTCCAAATGATATTAGTATGAATATAGATAAATTAAAAAACACAATAAATGATACAACTATTTAATATACCAAATTATACTATCAATACAAATGAATTTTCTCATTATTTACATGGTAGTATTGTAGAGGAGTTTGAAAATAATTTTTTAGAGTATGTAGGTGCAAAATATGCCTGTTCTGTTAATAGTGCTACTAACGCAATATTTTTAATGCTTTTGAACAAAAATACCACAATTGATGTACCATCTATGATACCACCGGTAGTATTAAACGCCATCATAACTTCTGGTAATAAAATTAACTTTGTAGATAATACACATTGGGTTGGTAGTTCGTATATATTGCATCAATTTGAAGATTATAAAATAATAGACTCGGCTCAACGTGTTGATCGAAACCAATTTATAACCGATGCAAACGATAATGATTTAATGTTTTTTAGTTTTTATCCAACCAAACCTGTGGGTAGTAGTGATGGTGGTATTATTGTTAGTAATGATAAATCTAAAATTGACTACTTACGAACTTTATCATTTAATGGTATGAGTTTTGCTGAAAATAATTGGGATCGTAAAATAATTTTACCAGGATATAAATTTTATATGAACAGTATACAATCATATATTGCTAATAAAAATTTATTGAAATTAGACCGTAAAAAAGAAGTTTTAGCGGAAATAAAATATATTTATAATAAAGAATTCGGTTATGAAAACACCAGCGACCACTTATACAGAATTAATGTAAACAATCGTAATATGTTTATAAATCACATTAAAGAATCTGGTATAGTTTGTGGTATTCATTATGATACGCAACACTCAAACGAAATTTATTCTAATGGATTAAAATTTGAATGTCCCATGTCTGATAGGATTTCAAAAAATACGGTTAGTATCCCATTTCATGAGGAATTAACAAAAAAACAAATCAAATATATAATATCTAAAATAAAAAAACATATATGATAAATTTAGTAGGACAGCATAAGTATCAAGATAATGAGCGTGTTTTAAATAAGTTAGTTAATGATGTACGTCCACATACTGTAGTGGAATTGGGGTTTGGTACTGGTGCTCTCACTGTTGCTATGGCATATACATTATCTCAATACAATGGTAAGCTGTATGGATATGATGTTTTATCTCCTGAATTAGCTTTGTCTAGATTGAGTGAACGTAATTTATTACAATATTGTACTTTGTATCAGGGTGATATTTATGACTTATTTTTACCAAATCCATTTGAATTTGATTTAATTCTAATTGATATACACAATACATGGGAATCTATATACGATGTAGTTATAAAAAATGATATTATCAACAATACAATTAAAAAAGGATCTATTGTCGTAATAGAAGGTGGGGCTGATGCACACCCTAGAATTAATAAAGATACATTAGCTCTATTTCATAAAAATATGGGGTGTACAATCTTTGATTTTAACCATATTTCAGGTGCACGTACTAGCTTATCTATATTAAAATTATTAATATGAAAATAGCTGTTATTGCTAGTGGGTGGCACTACGCATCTCAATTTTATAGAGCTATGGCAGCTCAAAAAACGCACAACGAATTGGATGTAGATTTGTTTTTAGTATCTCACAGACACCCAACAGATCCAAATGTAATTAATGAAAAAGAAGTTGTACGCAATTACACTGGTGATAATTTTTTAATGTGTTTAGATAAAGAACTTTATCGTGATATTATTACCGAAGATGAATTATGTCAATTAGGTTGGGTATATATGGAAAAACCTAATACAATAGGTGATATGGAGGTATTTAATCAATGGTCGGATGATTATGATTATAAACAATATGATATATTTTTAATCACACATGATGATAATTTAATCTTATCTACTGATATTTTTATTGATATATTAAGTAAAAATACTAAACTGTATAAACCTATAGTAGAATCTAGATATGGAAATTTGCACCACCAATTTAAGACAGAGTTAGTTAATAATAATTTGGACTGGTTATTTTTAGATAACGGATATTCAGAATACATACCAAAAGCTTTTACACCTCGTGGCTCGTTTAGTTTTTATATGAGAGAATTAATAGATAAGTTACCTAATAATAAATTTTCAATGGAAGGGATTGATGTAACACGTGAAAATAAAACATTTTCACCTAACTATAGTGAAATTGTAAATTGGAATACTAATGCGGGAAATTTTCGCAATTTTTTGTATCAAGGTTATGTAGAAAAAACTCGTTGGCTGTCTAATACCAAACGCGTTAGCGCTTATTGTATTGAAGGTGAGCGTGGATTTATTCATTCCAATAATAGTAATGAGAATCATTACGAACAATCCGTTTTAAATTTAATGCGTTTATAACATGCCAAATACGCCCATAATACATGATAGACATCTTGTTAAGAGAACATTTGAACATATGATGTCTAATTCTACACACAAATCATCATTTTCATTACCATCAGATGTTACAATAATTACATGTCGTAATTCCGGCACAATGCAAGATCGTATAATAGATTCATTATCGGGATATCAAAATAAGTCAATATTAGAATGTAATTTAGAATATTTGGGTATAAAAGATTTGGTAGTTTTAAAAAGTAGTAGACTTCCGTGGAGAAATACTTTTAAAATTGAAATGATTTTAAATTACCTACCACAGTGTAATACAAAATATATTTTATATTGTGATGCTATAGATGTAATTTTTATTGATGACCCTAAAAAGGTATTAGATATTTTTTATGAATTTGAATGTAAAATGCTATTTATGTCATCTACTTCTTATGATGGATATAAATGTATGCCAGATGTATTGACATGGGCAAATTCAATCCATATGGGTAAATACTTAAATTCTGGGGTATGGATTGGTGAAACTGAATTCGTAGCAAAAGTGTTTACTGAAGCTAGTAAGTATATTACTCCTCATGGATGTACAATGGATATGTATAATGAATATTTAAATTCTTATCCAAAAAATTACCCGATAGGGTCTCAGGACCAAGATATTTTTAGATATATACAACCAAAATTTTACCCAAATTTAAAAGTAGATTATGAAAATAAAATGGCATATAGAAGTTAGTAGTTTAAATCATAAAAAGTTATGTTATAATGAGTAAGTTTTTAAATTTTAATAAAGTTTTGTGTTTATCTCCACATCCAGATGATGTAGAATATAGTATGTCTGGTACTATTTTAAAATATCAAGATACGCATTTTGATATATTATGTTTAACGCAGGGCGGAGATTGTGATAGTACAACAAGCTTGGGACGTATACTTGAAGTAAAAAATGTTTGGAATAGGTCAAACGTTAATAATTATACCTTATATTTTACAGAGAAAAAATTATTGAAAGAGTTCGGTGAGGATGAATGGGTACATTACATAGAAAATAATTTCACTAATAATTCATCATATGATTGTATTATGACTACATCTGATACTGATAGTCACTTTGAACATAGGATCATATGTAATTTAGGTTATGCATTAACACGTGTACATCCGTTATCATTGATAGAATATTATTCACCTAGTACGTTGGAGACATGGATTCCCAATGTATTTATAGATATTAGTAATGTATATAATACTAAATTAAACATGCTAACAGAGTTTAAATCGCAATTACATAGAAGTTATTTTACTATAAATACATTAGATGAATTTCATTCTAATTTTAGATGTTCTAAGAGAAAAATAGGAAAGGTAGAACAATTTAAATTTAAGCAGATTTTTTTATGAAAATAGCATTTTTTACTGAGGGCGGTTATGAAGGTAAAGTACCACGTAGTAATCCTAATATGCGTACTGATATGGCATGGATATGTGCATTAGATGCATATCACCATCCGATATCATCATTAGATAGTGTACCAGACGGCTTGTATGATATCGGCATAATCATAGTACCTAAAAACAAGCAACGTCTATTTCATATGCCTGTCATTGATCATATGAAGCGTATATGTTCTAAAATAGCATTAATGCAAGAAAGTACATATTGGTATTGGCAAGGAGATTCTATAGAATCACAAATTTGGTATTATACCTTATTACAACAGATGAATCTGATATTATGCCATAATGATCACGATTTAATGTATTATAGGGGTATTACTAATGTACGTTGCGAACTAATGCAGAGTTTGATGATCACAGATTATTGCCAAGCTGATACGAATGAACGTTCAGGTGTTATGGTTGGTGGTAATTGGGTTACTGCCTATCGTGGTATTGATTCATATGTGATCGGCAAAATGTTATCAGATGATATATACGCCCCGACAACTGGCAGAATGAAGCCAGAAGAATCTAAATTAGATATAAATCACTTGCCATGGATTGTATGGACACATTGGATATATGAATTATCTAAAAGAAAATACGGTGTACAGTTAGGTACTGCCGCGGCAGGCACATTTAACTTAAATTGTTCATATTTAGGTATTCCATGTATAGGATATAATAACGTAAATACACAAAAATATCTACATCCATCATTGTCAGTAGCAGATGGTGATTTATATACAGCACGACAATTAGCTGATCGATTAAAACGCGATACTGCTTTTTATAATGCATGTGCTGAAGAAACAAAAGAATTATATACCAGATTATATCAAGAATCTGTATTTATTAATAACATGAAACAAATATTTAATTCGTTATGAAAATTTTAGTTACTGGCGGTGCCGGCTTTATCGGATCGCATATATGCCATCGATTATTAGATCTAGGACATTCAGTTATATGCATAGACAACTTATCGTCTGGGGCGGTTGATAATATACGGCATATATTTCATCATCCTAATTTTAAGTTTGTACACTTAGATGTATTAGAATTAACAGATGGGTCAGCCGAATTAAATGTAGATGCTATATGCCATCAAGCAGCTACAGGATCGGTTCCTAAGTCTATTATTAATCCAGAATTATATCACAAGAATAATGTTGATATGTTTTATCATATCTTAGAGTTAGCTCGTATTAAAGGTATTAAGAGATTTGTATATGCATCTTCATCATCAGTATATGGCGACGATGTATCTCTATCTAAGGAAGAGTCTTCTACAGGTAATGCACTATCTCCATATGCAGCTACAAAACAAATCAATGAATTATATGCTCGTGTATATAAACAGTGTTATGATATCGAAACTATAGGATTGCGATATTTTAATATATTCGGGCCTAGACAAAATCCATATGGTGATTACGCGGCAGTAATACCAAAATTTATAGTTCAGTTACAAAACAATGAAGTGCCTGTAATTAATGGGGACGGGTCATATTCTAGGGACTTTACATATGTTGATAATGCAGTTTTAGCTAATGTATTGGCATTAACTACTAGCGATGAAACATGTTTCGGGCAAGCGTTTAATATCGGCGCTGGCACATCTACTAGCATAAATGAATTATATGACTTGATATCTAATTTGTTAGGATCTAATATACAAGCCATACATGGCCCAACACGTGTTGGAGATATACCTAAATCATTAGCTTTAGTTGATAAGGCTCATAAGTATTTAAATTATCACGTGTTAGTAGACATAACTAACGGGTTACGCAATACAATAAATTATTTTACAAGAAAATGAAAATTTCAATAATACAACCGAGTAGAAATAATCTCAAATATCTTAAATGGTCATATGACGCCATACGCAAGAATCAGGGAAATCATACCGTGCAAATCTGTGTAGCTGACGATTTTAGTGATAAAGACTCTACATGGCAATGGTGTTTAGATATGATGCAGCTTGACCCTAATTTCAAAGCCATACGTAATACAGGCCCCACTAGATTAGGACATACCATTTTATATGATCGTTTAGTTAATGAAGTAGCTACATATGACATATGTATGATATATCATGCTGATATGTATCTTTGTCCAAACGCAATAGATGAAATAGAAAAGTATATAAAACCAAAAACAATTGTCTCTCTTACTAGAATAGAACCACCACTACACCCAGATGGTCCTGAAAAAGTTTTATCTGATTGGGGAGTTGAGCCGGAACAATTTAATGAATTGGACTTTTTAAATTGGTTCAATAGTGTTGATAATTTTAAAAACAATGAAATAACTGAAGGTGTTTTTGCTCCTTGGGCATTTTATAAATCAGATTTTTTAGAAATAGGTGGGCATGATTCTTTATACGCACCACAATCAAAAGAGGATTCGGATATTTTTAATAGATTTCAATTAAATGGTGTTAATTTTATTCAGACTTGGAAGGGGTGCGTTTATCATATGACTTGTAGGGGTAGTAGATTCAATCCATTGCTAACACAAGTTGGTAAAAATTCAAACGAATGGGAGGCTCAAAATATTCGTTCATCAAGAAACTTTATCCGTAAGTGGGGTCATTTTGTAAAGCACGATGAATTTATGAAACCAATCATCCCCCACAAATATGGTGTTGGGTTAGTAGTAAAGAATTGTAATTTAGATTTATTGAGAGCATTAGAACCTTGGTGTGATAAAATATATATTGAGGATGATATGGGTGTGATAACCACTAATTATATTGAAGAAGAACAAAAAAATACAAAGTTTGATTTGAGTAAAAGAATTCGTTTAATTAACCACCACGACCCTATTTGCGAAAATGATATTGTTGTTGAGTTTGATGGTACGATGTTAAACCAAAATAACTTTATATTTATTGAAAGATTATCGGAGATTTTAACAGAGAATGAAATATCAGTTGGTTATTATGAAATGGATATATTTAAATTCCATATTAGTTCAGTAAGACATTACGAAAATGATTTAATAAAAATTGCGAATAATTATGCCTAAAATAGATTTAAAAAATTATGATTATGGAGAACCCGCAGGATTTGAAAAGTTTAAGCCCAAAAAAGGGAGAAAGGGTGAGAATGTTGATGACATTCTCCAACCACAGGGGAAGCCTGTTAGAAGGGGAGAGAGTTCAGATAAAAGAACTTCTGGGAAATGAAATAAAAATTTTAGACCCGTTTGGAATGGAGTGGGTTATTCCAAAAAACTACCTATTTATATAAGGTTTTAAATTTGGTTTTGTCAATTCGGTTATGTTAAAAACAATGAAAGGACAAGACTATGAAGAGATTTTTTACTGAAATCTTCCAAGACGAAAAAGGAGGATTTTCATCCAAACGATTTGTGGGTATTTTATCAGCATTGACACTATGTGTTACAATGTACCACAATCAATTCACCGAATCCCACATCGCTCCAGCTGATTCATTAGTAAACGCAGTTGCCGCACTTGCTTTTGGAGCTTTAGGTTTAGCATCCGCAGATAAGATTTTCAAAAAGAAAGATTGTAACTGCGACAAAGGGGAGGAATAATTATGGGACTTCTCAACAAACTATTATACAACGAAGATTTTCAAAGGGTTGAAAATGACCAAAGATTTAATTTCATGCTTCAAACCATGCAATCAAATCGTTGGAAAATCACATTATTAATTTTATTTACATTCTTTTTTATCGTATTCGGTATTGTTTTGGCAGTAATGTTCAAAGCAAGTATTGAAGAAGCGTGGAAAGAGTTACTACTTATCCTTTTAGGTGCTTTTGTGGGTAATCTAAACAAAGTAGTAGACTTTTGGTTCTCTAACGAAGATAGAGATAAGATG